GCAGACTATCCGGCTTACGATAAGAAATCGCCAATTTTGCCTAAACGTTCGCTTGAAATCTTAAACATAGTTAGCCTTTCACGCTGTCTGTGCTTGCATTGTAATCGTCAAATCGTAAGCCGGATAGTCTGCGCCGCCTATCATGGCGATAGTTGGCCGGCCGTCCGTCAACCCAACATTAGCGCCAAGTACCTTGCTGGCGAGGTTTAGTAACGAGCGTTGCGCGTCGAGGTTGTTTGGCCCTAGGGTGATGACGCGCACAGGGAAAATCATCTTGACGATGTTGTAGTTAAACGCCTCGAATGTTGGCGCGTCAATAAACGCGCATGGCGGTACAAGGTTGCGTGGGTCGTTGACCACTTGCAGGCCCGTAATGGTGCCAAGTTTGGCAGTGAGGTCGTCTAAAGCCTCGTTAAACAGGTCTGTGAACGCCGTAGGCATGCGCTAAGCCACTTGCGGTCTGTCAATGCCAAGCAGTTGTTTAATTACGCCTGAGAGACCAGTAACGGATACTGCGCCGCCGTCACCAAAACTGGCGAACGAGTCAATAGAACCGCGTTGACGGTAAAGCATGCCGCCGTACATAATCGTGCCGAGCGTGACGTCACCGCTGGGACTGCTTGCCAATGGGTCATGGTAGCCAGCCTCTTGCCTGCGACGATAGCAAAACAAGTTTGCAGCTGAAGCACACTGAGTTAAGAAACTGGTGTCTGCGGCCGTTGCTGTGCCGATACCGAGCCAGTCCTCAATTTGCCCAGCTGTTACCCAAGTTGCAGTCTGGGTATAAGTGACATTGCCCGAGAAGTCAACGACAAACTCGACACTGGTACCAGTGCATGCGTAAAGCAACTGGTTAGGTACCGGGTCGTTTTCGTCAAACAAAAACTCACCAGTGGTACTGTCTATGCCAGTGAACTTGTATTGCGGCAAGTCCAATACTTTATGCGTGCCAGCAAACGGCGCGGCAAAGCCAGAAACAGTGACGTTCTGACCTAGCGCAATTTCTGTGGGTTCTAGCGTGCTAATGCACGCGTAGTTGCTTAACAGTTGTTTTGTAGCTGTAGTAAATGCAGCCATGGCCGCAGCCGCCTTTCTTGTTAGGCGATTACGATTCCCTGAATGAACGAGGACTTAGCCACAAATGTAGCAAAGTAACCGTAGTAAGAGAATGTGCGGCTAAGCGTGCTTGGGTTTGCAATGCTGAGTACGCCTTGCTGTGCTTCGTAAATTTCGTAGCCTGGTGCGTAAACAACAAGCATGGTGCCGCTAGCGAAGTTGTTGTCAACTACGAGCTGCAAGCCCATTACGTCCATACCGCTGTAGTTAAGACCGCCTACGCGACCAATGCTGTTCTGACCGATAACGCCGTTAGTCGTGTAACCCAAGATAGGACGCTTTGAGCCGTCGAGTTGGCTGCCCAATTTTTCCCATACGTCTGGTGACACGCACAAGTGTGTTGGGAAGAAGTTGCTGTCCTCTGCAATTTCGCGTGCTGCGTCATACAGCGCGTTGATAAGTGAGGTTGGGTTGTCAGCTGTAACAGTCCATGTCGAGCCTGAAGCGGTTTTGCCGGCTACCAAGTTGTCTGCAGCAATGTTGTCTGTAGCAATCATGTACTCGCCAGCAAGGTCATTCAAAATGAGGTTCATAGACGCTGGGTCTGTGAAGTCCATGTCTTGCATGGTGAGCGTTACTTGGCCAGCAACAGTTGTTTTGGTAACTGTATTTGAAGCAATAACCATGGTGGTTGCGCTTACTGCTGAACCTTCAGTTTGTGTGGCTGCGCTTGTGTGCGTGGTAATAGTCGGACGAATGAAAGTCTTGCTTGGTGTGTTTGGCATTGAGCGTGCACCAAAAGCGGTAACTACTGGTCGCACAAAGTTGAGGTCTTGGAACAATGGCCCAAGTACCGGTACTGGCAAAAGGCCCGGCGTGTCAGTTGTAAGCACGTCACCAGCTGCGGCTTGCAATGCTGTCTGCTGTGAGCGCACAGCTTCCTTGTATGCAGCGTTGACATTGTGGTATGTGTCGCCGCCAGCGTGCATTGCTGCCAAGTACTCGGCTGCAGTTGGCATAACAAATTGGCGTTTTGCTTGTGCAAAAAGTGGCGCGGTCGGGATTGTTGCCTCGACTGCTGGTGCTACTGGTTCTGACATTTCGGTTACTTCCTCTACTAAAGGTTCGTCTGTGGATAAGTCTATAACATTATTTTCGGGTTCTTGGTGGATACTTGCAGCAATGTCTGTAATGACTGCGCCAGCAAATGCGGGTACCGGCACCATTGAGAGTTCTAACCAGTCTGCAGCTGTAACAGTTATTGTGCCGTCTTTAGCTGTGGTGAACTTGGTTGGGTTAACGCCAACGCTTACCGAGTCGAGTACGCCGTCCATAGCCAATATTAAGGCTTCATCGCCAGCCTGAGTTTTGCTTATTTTGGCTGTAAATAACATGCCCTCTGGTGTGTCTACACGCTCTGTCACAATGCCAATGGCGTTAGTTGAGTCGTGGTTCATGTAAAGGCGAGGGTTTTTGCCGTCTACTGGCAGGCTGCCAGCCTTAAAAATTACTGCAGTGCCGTCAGCAACTACAGCCGGTACGTCATAAGGTACAGCAATACCGCTTATTTCTCGGCGGCCAGTTTCCCCAGCCGCAGCGTCAATGCTTACGGCCTGCGCGTTTAATCTCATCATGAGTTTACTTCCTCTCGGTATGGCTGTGCCATGTCGTTGTTTTCGCTGTAGTCGCCCATTAGGTAGCCCTCGACGTCAAATTCTACATAAGTCCCGTTTGGCAATACGTTATTTTGTGACAGGGTGGCTGCAATGCAGTCTGCATAGGCGCGTGCGCCAAATGTCCACAAATCTGCTCGGCTTTCAGTGCTCGACTGATAAGAGTACGAGCCAACTGAGACGCCAACGAGATACGGCGGTACGTTACAAAGTCGCGCCATTTCCATGGCTTGAAACTCGGCAGAGTCAATAAGTAGCATTTTGTCTGGGGTTGTAGCGGTTTCTGTGTAGGACAAATACTCGTTTAGCGCAGCAGTTTGGTTAGTTGCGCGCGCGGCATTAAACGCAGCTGCGAGGTCTGCCAACTCTGAAGCCGATAAAGGCTCGCCACCAGTTTGCTTAAGTACGCCGGCAGGAATAGCGCTCGAGGCGTTGCGGTAGCGCGCGGCTTCAAGTTTCAGCGCGGTGGCCACACTTTGTTGCGACATAGAAGTGATGCCTTGAATTGGTGACAAGAATTGGATTACGTCATCTGGGTTTAGTTCGCCGCCGCTAAAGATGATTTGCTTAGACGGTGCAAAATAGACAGGGCCAGACTGGTCCAAAGTCTGAACCATCGAGGCAGGCAAACGCGTAAACGAGGCTGGGTAGCCGTCAGCAGTTCTAGAAGTTACATAAAGAAAGCCGCGACCGTAGAAGAAAAGGTCATCAAAAAGCCAACTGAGCAGAAAGTTGTTTGGTACTGACGGGTCAATTTTGCGCAGCCAGGTGCGTGGCGCTAACGGCATTTTTTCCATCTCGCTGCCGTTCCACATTTCGGTATACATGCGCAATGGCATACAGCCGATAACCGAGGCAATGAGGTCTCGAGCGCGGCTAATAGTCGGGACGCTCATAGCTGCGTTGCGGGCTTCGCCTTCGGTGTAGTTGTAATAAACCCCCACCATGGCTGCGCCGCCATTGTTTGCAGAGTGGCTATAAAGGTTTCCGTACCCGGTGCCAGCCGCCGCGGCTTTACCTACTGGCGCGCTAATCGCTGCTTTAGTGACTTTGCCAAATATAGCCATGTGGATATTGTGCCATTCTTTTGTAAGCGAGTTGTGGATAACCTCGCAAATCCCGACGAAATGCGAGGCCGTCCGACTTTGAGTGTACTACCCAGAAATTACAAGTAAAGGCTTGCCTGCAGAACTAGGGCGCGACTCTAAAGCGGCGGCCCAGACCATGCAGCGCGCTAACTCAATGGGACCAGGCGAACGGGTAGAGCTGAGAGCCACGCTGCCTTGGTGTTTAATCATGACGGCGCGCTCGACATGTTCAGCTAACAGTTTTTCGCCAGTTTGCCCAATGCGGTTTTCCACGATTAGCGACCGGACGGCCAGCGTCCATTTCAACAGCTCACGGTAGCCAACGATGGTGCGACGACGTTCATGCTTGGGCGGGCAATGGGTTTCTAGAACTGGCGTTATGGCAATGCGTAGCTGCGGGTTGCGTTCTACTTCGCGCTCGACACATGCCCACATTTCGGCCATGTTGTCTACGTCAAAAGCAGTAGTGCACACGGTTTTGTTTTCTACTCGCACGGCGCGCACGGCGACGTATCTCGATTCGTCTATTGACTGTTCTATCGCAAGCACGCCCCCTGACGGCACTTCGCCGGTATAAAGGCAAGCCTCCCATAGACCGTTTTCTAACCAGCCCGAGTGTGAGCTAGTCCAAGTGTTGACCGAGCCGCGCAGAAATGCGTTGCGGTTTGGGGCTTTGGCCTCGGCCTTAATAACTGACATGTCGAGCGTGTAACCAAGGGCAGGGTTGGCATATTCCCAAGCCTCTGGGGTCATCGGGTCAATGTTGCTGGGGGGGCTGAACTCGGCGAAATACAACGGGCCGTGCTCGCCGGCATCTATTGCGCGTATGCCTTGCTCGCGCCAGCGCAACATGGCTTTTGATTCTGGGGTGCCAGCAGTTGACCACATAGACATGAGCGGGTTTTTTCTTGCGCGCTGGGACGGCAACAAACCCTCGTCTATTGCAGCCTCGGAAACTGACCAAACTTCGTCAACACAAATGAGGTCTGCTGAGTAGCCGTGGCCGGCTTGAGGTGTAGCAGCTCTAACTAGCCATGTGCTGCCGTCTGGCATTTCAAGGTTCATGCGTCCGTATGACCAAGATATTTTGGCATTGAACTTGGCCCCAAGAATGGGCGCAAGGTACTTGAACAGCGCGGTGGACAAATCCAACTGGTGACTGCATGTAATGACCGTTTGGGGTTTGCCACGGTTTCCACCCTGGGTGCAAAGCCACCAGCCGATGAGTGCGGCCATGGCTGTGGTCTTGCCGTTCTGACGCGCAACGCTCACCAGCGATACACGGTTAATAAAGTTGCCGGCATTGTCTAATTCTGTTTGCCCGTGCAGTACTCGAAGCTGCCAAGGCTGTAAAGCAACGCCTAAAACCTTTTCAGAGAAATCCCCAATGTCTGCCGCGAACGATAAGCCACCACTTTGCGTGGTCGTTTCTAGTCTGGGCTGAGCACGGCCAGTTGTCGCCAGTTCGCTTGTTTCCGCCAAAAATAGAGGATTTAGGACTTGCGGGGGCTTCCGTTGCTCTCC